ATTGTTCTCACCTAGTGATGTGCCAGGACTATTCGATGCATTCTTTGTGGATCAAGATAAGTTCCGTGAACTATATGAACGTGCAGAACGCAACACACGACTACGTAAGAAGGTTGTCAAAGCAAGTGATCTATTCAGTTCATTCATGGAAGAGCGTAAAAACACTGGTCGTATCTATCTACAGAACGTAGACAATGCTAACGATCATGGTAGCTTTATTGCTAGACTAGCACCTATTCGCCAGTCGAACTTATGTGCAGAGATTGATCTACCCACTAAGCCTCTTAAATCATTAGATGATCCAGAAGGTGAAATCTCATTGTGTACATTGAGTGCTATCAATTGGGGCAATATCAAATCACCCGCAGACTTCGAACGTGTATGTCGTTTAGCAGTACGTGGACTTGATGCACTGTTAAGCTATCAGAACTATCCTATTCTTGCCGCTCAACTGAGTACAGAAAAGCGTAGACCTCTTGGTGTTGGTATTATTAACTTTGCATATTGGCTTGCTAAACATGATCTAACATATCAGAACATCGGTAGTGAAGGATTACAGTTAGTTGATGAGTGGGCAGAAGCATGGTCATATTACCTAATCAAAGCAAGTGCTGATCTAGCAACTGAATTTGGTGCACCTTCAGGTAACATGGAGACTAAATATGGACATGGCATTACGCCTAATCAGACTTATAAGAAAGACCTTGATGAGTTGATTCCACATGTTGAACGTATGGACTGGGTAACATTACGTGAACAGTTAAAGGATACAGGCATACGTAACAGTACATTGATGGCTCTTATGCCAGCTGAGACTTCAGCACAGATTGCTAACGCCACAAATGGTATTGAGCCACCTCGTTCGCTTATATCAGTAAAGCAATCTAAGCATGGTGTATTGAAGCAAGTTGTACCAGAGTACAAGCGTTTAAAGAACAAGTATGATCTTCTATGGGAACAAGAGTCACCAGAGGGATACTTGAAAATCATGGCAGTATTACAAAAATATATCGATCAGGGCATTAGTATCAACACTAGTTATAATCCCATTTTCTTTGAAGATGAGAAGATACCTATGAGTACTATGCTACAACACATGTTGATGTTCTACAAGTACGGCGGTAAGCAGTTGTACTATTTCAATACCAATGATGGTCAAGGTGAACTTGATGTCAGTAAGATGATGGGCGAATTGCCAGAACTAGAGCAGTCGGACATCGATGACGAAGATTGTGAGTCATGCAAGATATAGTACTTGACATGTCCTTCGGGGCATGTTATATTAACGAGATAGAACATATTTAGAGGGATATAGATGAGTGTTTTCGATACTGCTAACAAGGCAGACCACACTAAAGTTTTAGCGTTTTTCGATCCGACTGGTGGACCTACAATCCAGCGGTACGATACGTTAAAGTATAAAACGTTTGACAAACTGACTGAGAAGCAGTTAGGCTTTTTCTGGCGACCAGAAGAAGTAGATGTTACACAAGACAGTAAGGACTTTAGAGGACTTACCGAACATGAGCAACACATCTTTACGAGTAATCTAAAGCGACAGATATTACTTGATAGTGTTCAAGGTAGAGCGCCAGTTGAGGCATTCTCTCCTATCGTATCTTTACCAGAGATTGAGAACTGGATTCAAACTTGGACGTTCAGTGAAACTATCCACTCACGTTCTTACACACATATTATTCGTAACGTGTATAGTAATCCTAGTAAAATCTTTGATGAGATGATGGACGTTCAAGAGATTATGGACTGTGCAGGCGACATCTCTAAGTATTACGATGGTCTAATCACACAGAGCAGTTGGTACAATCTATTAGGTGTAGGCACACATACAATAAATGGTGAAGAAGTTGTTGTTGATCTGTATGAATTGAAGAAGCTATTATGGCTTACATTGATGAGCGTTAATATCCTCGAAGGTGTTCGTTTCTATGTATCATTCGCTTGTTCGTGGGCATTCGCTGAACTGAAGAAGATGGAAGGCAATGCTAAGATTATCAAACTGATTGCACGAGATGAGAACTTACACTTAGCGTCTACGCAGATGTTACTGAAAGTCCTTAAGCAAGATGATCCAGACTTTATCAAGATCGCAGAAGAGACTGAGGATGAATGTATCCAGATGTTTATTGACGCAGTAGATCAAGAGAAAGCATGGGCAGAGTATCTGTTCAAAGATGGTTCAATGATTGGTCTCAACACTGAGTTACTGTCTAACTATATCGAGTTTATCTGTCAACGTAGAATGATGAACGTTGGTCTTAAGTGTCCATATGCTAAGACAAGTAACCCATTGCCATGGACTGAGAAGTGGATCAGTGGAGCAGAAGTTCAAGTTGCACCGCAAGAAACTGAGATCACTAGCTACGTAAGTGGTGGTACTAAACAAGATGTTAGCACTGATACTTTTAAAGGCTTCTCTTTATGATAGAGATTTATGGTAAGGAACAATGCGGATATTGCGACATGGCTAAAAAGCTGTGTGAGTCAAAGATGCTTGAGTACAACTACTACCAGCTGAATAGGGAATTTACACGTGAGGAAATGCTAGAAATGTTTCCAGATGCAAAGTCCTTTCCACAAATAAAGGTAGACAATAAGTCTATCGGTGGATACCAGCAGTTGTGGTCCATATATGGATAAATGGCAAGAAGCCTACATGAAAACAGCGGAGACCTTTGGGTCTCTTTCTCATGCTATACGACTGAAAGTAGGCGCAATTGTCGTTAAAGAGAATCGTATAATTAGTATAGGTTATAACGGTACTCCATCTGGTTGGGATAACTCATGCGAGACCCGAGATAAACCAGACTGGATGACGTGGGAACCTGCTGATGATGCCTTAGAGCAAGTGATACTAACGACTAAGGTAGAAGTGATTCACGCAGAAGCAAATGCTATCTCTAAATTAGCCCGCTCTACAGAAAGCGGTTTGGGGGCAGACATATATATTACTCACGCACCTTGTGTTGAATGTGCCAAACTTATTTACGGTGCAGGAATAGACAACGTGTTTTATAAAGAGAAGTACAGAGATGATGATGGAGTACAATTCCTAGTTACCTGTGGAATAAAGGTGGAGCAGTTAAATGAAGAGACAAGATATAGTTTGTAAATATTGTGATAGTGAGTGTACAGTAGAAACGATTAATATGGAAGATCCAATCATGTATTGTCCTATATGTGGATCAGAGGTCGATATTGATGAAGGTGAAATAGGCGATTGGGACGAAGAAATAGACTCTTGGGATTGATATGTGGACTTTAAATGAAGTAGAGTTCACTAGTGAGATGATTGATAAGTACGTTGGATTTGTGTATGTCATAACGCAATTGCATAATGGTAAGAAGTACGTAGGCAAGAAATTATTCCAGTCGAAGCGTACTTTGCCACCACTCAAGGGAAAGACCAGAAAGCGCAAGGTAACAAAAGAATCTGATTGGATGACTTACTATGGGTCAAGCGAAGAGGTCAAGTTACTTGTAGAAGAACAAGGACCTACGGCATTTAAACGAGAGATTATTCACTTGTGTAACAGTCGTGGAGAGATGGGTTATTTAGAGGCAAAGGAGCAGTTTGACAGGGAAGTCCTTTTATCCGACGAATACTTTAACGGAATTATCAACTGCAAAATACATAGAAACCACGTGAAGGGTTTGAAAAGATGACACATGAAACTTATTACGCTGTACCGAAAGATACATACTTACCATTACCATCAAGCGTAACTATAAGAGAGTCTGAGATACATGGTCTAGGACTATGGGCAGTTGAAGAGATCAAGGAAGGAACTGAGATAGGGATGTCTCACTTCTATTATGGCATGACGTTATGCAGGACACCATTGGGTGGTTTTTATAACCACTCTGATGATCCTTGCATCGTCAAGGTGCAGAGAGATAGTCGAATGTTCATCTGTGCTTTGCGTGACATAAAGCCCGGCGAAGAACTTACCTGCTCATACACCCTATACGAAATCTAATAATAGCCGCTACTTAATATCAGCGGCATTGTTTCTAATGTGTTTGATGTATTC